ATTGGGACAGAGTTATACCGTCGTGACGTCAAGTGGATGCACAGGCAAAGGAACAATGTCACACGATGTCGATGTGGTAGCTTGTTATATAGCACCTGAAAATATGTGGTGGATGATACCACGCAGTGAGTTGACAGGTAAGACAGCTAAGTTGAATCCGTTGCCGTCAAGTAAGAACAAGTACAAGAAATACCAAGAGAACTGGAGCGTATACTATGGATAAAAAGAAAACAACACTACTGATAGATGCCGATGTGTTGGCGTTTGAAGCAGCAGTGGTAGCCGAGGAATCAATTGAGTGGAAGGATGAGATGTGGACAGTACACGCAGACATGGCACTTGCTAAAGCTCGTGTTGTTAATCGTGTCGAAGAGTTCAAGGACTTGATGAAGACGGATAAGGTAACGATGTGTCTGACTGATCGTGCTAACTTTCGTCGTATTCTTAACCCTGACTATAAAGCAAACAGATCAAAGTCACGCTTGCCAATTATCTTACGACAAGTTAAACAATGGATAATTGAAGAGTACGATGGACAGATGTGGCCCAACCTAGAAGCTGATGACGTCATATCAATTCTGGCAACGGACAAAGAGATGGATGAAGAAACGATTATCGTCTCCATTGACAAAGACTTCAAAAGCGTACCGGGCATCTACTACGACTACAACAAAGGAGAGTATCATCAACCATCAGAAGAAGAAGCCGATAACTATCATCTCGTACAAGCGATAGCAGGAGACCACACGGATGGATACAGCGGAGTGCCCGGCATAGGAGTCACTCGTGCTCAACGTCTGTTAGAGAAAGATGGATACACATGGGAGACAGTTACTGCTTGTTACGAGAAAGCTGGACTTACTGAACAGGATGCATTAATGAACGCATGGATGGCACGGCTGTTACGAGCTGAGAACTATTCATTTAGAACCAATACAATAAAGAAACTATGGACACCGAGAAACTACCAAACCAAGGATATACTAAAGATTTCACCACAGGGGCTAAACGTGACGGGGACATTGGACGGGGACGACCCTCGCTTATTCCTCCAATCGCCTTACGCAGTCTCGCCAAAAGATTTGAAGATGGCGGAAAGCTTTACGGAGACAACAACTGGAGAAAAGGATTCCCGTTAACACGACTGTACGACAGTATGTTCAGACACTTGTTAGCGTTGGCTGACGGGGACACATCGGAGGATCATGCGGGTGCAATCTTGTGGAATGCGTCAGCGTGGTTGTGGACAAAGGATCAAATAAAACGTGGTAATTTACCAATAGAACTGGATGATATAGAGAATGAACAATGAACAACTAAAGGTAGACGGGTTTGATGACGCTGTTATAGGTACAGACTATAGAGACCTTAGATTAGTTTATTCTATTGAGCGGATGATACAGATACTAATAACAAGAGATGGTATGGATATGGATGAAGCTATAGAATACTTCGACCACAATATAGGGTGTGCGTTTGTTGGTGACATGACTCCGTTGTACGTATGGACCGAGGATAAAGTAGATTTATGAATGAAGAAATAGTATTACCAGCACTGTCAAAAGATTTGATAGATAAGCTTGACAAGCTGTACCCGGATAAATGTCCGCTGTTGACAGACGACGATAGATTGGTATGGTTTAAAGTAGGACAACGTAGTGTAATTAATTACTTACAACAAATATACGACGAACAACTTCAAGACAACATTATCACCAAGGACTAACCATGTGTATGTCATCACCTAAAATTCCACCGCCTCCACCGCCTCCAGCACCGCCTCCTCCTCCGCTACCTTTAGCAGAGAAAGCAGTGACTACTAGACAGGCACAGCCACAACAGAAGCGTCGTAGAGGTACATCACAATTAACAGTTCGTCGTCCTTCCGTATCTATGGGTGGTAGTGGTGGTACAGGTGTACAACTTTCACAATAACAATCAATAAGGAGAAACTAACATCATGCTTCGCTCTCTCGAAAAACATACTCTACTTTCATCAGCTTCAGCAGCTGGGGCAGGTAGTTCATTTAATGTCGAAAGGTCTAAGGGATGGACGTTCTGTATAGAATCCACAGGTGTAACTTCAGGAGCTACTGTAGCTATCGAAGCGTACATTGGAAATGTGTGGAGAACTGTAGACAGTCGAGTCATCACTGCCACTGGCAACACTCTGATCAGAGATGACCACGGACACTACGAAAAAATAAGAGGATCAATCACAGCTTACACTGACGGAAGTTACGACGTGTTTGCCACTGGTACAACTGACGGGTTATAAGTCATGCCCTCGCCATCAGAGTTTAGCCAACCTTCGCAATTTGTAATACCAAGTTGGGGGACTACATATCCTTTAGATAACTTTGATGCCACGTTTCAAGCCTACTACGACACGCAAGCAAACATAGAAGCTAGATCAGGTGACCCGGTTGGTACGATTTACATGGCATCTGATGTTGTTCGTTTATATGTCTACGATGGTACGAACTGGCAGTACTACACGGGGACATAATAGATGCAAGAGACAGCACAAGGTTTATATCACAGTCTAGAGAATCAACGTTGGTCGTTCTTAGATCGTGGTCGTACATCATCTGAGTTAACACTACCGTATGTCCTACCACCTGACGGTCACAACTACGCTACTAAGTACTACACACCGTATCAAGGCATCGGAGCACGTGGTGTTCTTAATCTATCGTCTAAACTTTTACTTGCCCTACTACCGCCTAACGCTCCGTTCTTTCGGTTGGTCATAGATCGCTACGAATTAGATAAAGCAAAAGCTGAACTAGGACCAGAGGGAGCGGAGCAGTTACGGACGGACTTAGAGAAAGCACTGGCTGATGTTGAGCGTAGTGTATCACAGGAAGTAGAAGTACAGAACTTTAGGAACGGTATCTTCCAAGCACTCAAGAATCTTCTTATCAGTGGTAACAGTCTGTTGTACTTACCTGATGAAGGAGGCATGAGAGTGTTTCGTTTGGATCGTTACGTTGTTAAGCGTGATCCAATGGGTAACGTTACACACATAGCTGTCAAAGAAACGGTAGCACCTATGATGTTACCTGAGAGTGTTCGTGAAGAAGTCTACCGTCAGGAAAAAGAAAACACCTGTGATCTGTACACGTCTATCGTTAGAGAGGGAGACAAGTTTAATGTACAACAAGACGTCAAGGGTATCGTTATTGAGGAGAGCATTGGATCGTATCCGCTAGAGAAGTCGCCTTGGTTACCGTTACGTTACACAAGAATAGACGGAGAAGACTACGGACGTGGGTTCGTTGAGGAATACATCGGTGACATCAAGTCGTTGGAAGCACTGACTAAAGCTATCGTAGAGGGTAGTGCAGCAGCAGCTAAAGTATTGTTCATGGTTAATCCTAACGGTACAACACGTTCACGTACACTGGCTGAAGCCCCTAACGGTGCAATCGTACAGGGGTCTGAAGGAGACGTATCCGTTTTACAACTTAATAAATTTAATGACTTCCGTACTGCTCAGGCAACAATGCAAGGGATTACGGATCGTCTAAGCCAAGCCTTTCTACTGACATCAGGGGTTGTTAGAGATGCCGAGAGAGTGACCGCTGAGGAGATAAGAATGCTCAGTCAAGAACTGGAAGCTGCCCTTGGCGGTCTCTACTCTCTCTTATCACAGGAGCTACAACTACCTATCGTCAGTCGTCTGATGGATCGTATGTCCAAGGACAAGCGTCTGCCTAAGCTACCTAAAGATATTGTTAAACCTACTATCGTTACTGGTGTTGAAGCACTTGGTCGTGGTAATGATTTACAACGTCTTGATTTATTCTTGGCAGGTGCTAATCAGGTAGTAGGACCACAAGCAGTTACACAGTATCTGAATGTAAGTGATTACTTCAAGCGTCGTGCTACTGCTCTTGGTATAGAAACTGAAGGACTGATCAAGACGGAAGAAGAGATTCAACAAGCTATGCAGATGCAACAACAACAAGAGATGATGATGAAGTTGGGTAGTCCTGCCGTAGCACCCGCTATCAATGCTGCACAGGAGCAGTACATGGCACAACAACAACAACCACCCGAAGAGTAAACTATCATGGCTGAATTACACCGAGTAGAGATAAATGAAAAAGCACCGAATGAGATCGAACCCGTTGACGAAACGGTTGAAACTCCTGAAGAACAACAAGCGGAACCACAAGAACGTCCTGAGTGGCTTCCTGAAAAGTTTAAATCAGCGGAGGACATGGCACAGGCGTATGCGGAGCTTGAAAAAAGAATGGGACAAGGGACAAAAGAAGTTGAAGAAACTGAACAACCCGAAGAAGAACAAAGCGATGATGACAACAAACAAGAAGCTGGTAATTATAATGAAGCTGTTGTGGAAGCTAGTAAGGAGTTCTTTGAGAATGACGGTCAGCTATCTGAAGACACTTATAAGAAACTTGAGCAAATAGGATTACCACGTGATCTTGTCGATAGTTACGCAGCTGGTCAACAGGCGTTGTTGCAATCAGAAGAAGCCCAGATCAAAGGAGTCGCAGGTGATAACTACGATGCAATGGCTGAATGGGCCAACGAACATTTACCGCAGGAAGAGATCGACGCATTTGACGAAGCTGTCACATCCGGCACGGTCAGCCAAGCTAAGTTAGCAGTGCAAGGATTGTACGCTAGGTATCAAAATGCTACAGGTGCAACACAACCTAAGCTGGTACAGGGAGCAGTGAGCGGTTCTTCCACTATGCCTTTTAAGAGTATGCAGGAATTAGCACGAGCACAGTCTGACCCACGTTATCGTAGTGGTGACAAAGCTTATCATCAAGAGATTGACAGACGACTCGCTGTGAGTAATATATAAATTTCATATAAGTAATAAGAGTTGAGACGCCTTGGACTTCCTACTTTCGTTTTCTTCCTATTATCGGTTCTAGGAAGTTTTTTCTTTGGTTGTTCCAAGGCGTCTTTTTATCCAGCACTCGGAGCTACAGGCGGTGCAGCTGTTGGTAGTCTAGGTGGTCCCGGTGCTGCTGCTGGTGGTGCTGCCGTTGGATGGGGTGTGGGAGAAGTGTCCAAATACATGGAAGAAAACCAACATTTAACACAGCAAGTCAAGGCGTTAAGTGAAGGAGACATTAAGCAACTCGTTAGTAATCAACTAGATGAGTCAATGGACAACGGCTTTTTTGACGGTATGCTGAATGAAATTTATGGCTTGCTAAAAGTCTGTTTAATTGGAGTAGTATTATGGAATGTCATACCGATCATATATACGAGGTACGTTCACAAGAAAGCAAAGAATGGCGTTTCAAATTAAAAGATTACGACGGCTATACCGTGAGTTAACAAAACTAGAGAAAGCACTAGTGTTGACAATTGGTGTATTTATTGCTGTTATTGTAATCGGTAACATATTTCTATAGACAATTACGACAATTAGTCCTCGACCTACTGCGGTAGATAATCCTGTGAACGAACGAAGTGAGAGTCAACCAACCAATAACTACAACTATAATACATACAACATAAGGAAAATATATCATGGCTAATGGAGATACATCCCCCTCACGTGTTGGACAAATTAATAGTGCTGGTGATACAGATGCGTTGTTTCTTAAAAAGTTTAGCGGAGAAATTCTGCAAACCTTCGAAGAGTCAAACGTCTTTAAAGCACTTCACACTGTTCGCACAATCGAAAACGGTAAATCAGCTCAGTTCCCTGTAACAGGAATCGCTTCTGCTGCTTACCACACACCCGGTGAAAACATCGCTGACGCTGGAAACAGTTACTTAAGCGACATCAAGAAAGCTGAGAAAGTCATCACTATCGACAAGATGCTTTTGGCTTCTACTTTCTTAAGCAACATCGACGACGTAAAGAACCACTACGACATCCGCAGCGTCTACGCTAACGAGTTGGGTAAAGCTCTTGCTGTCCGTTTCGATACTGCTCTTGCTAAAGTATTCATCGCTGCTGCTCGTTCTGCTGCTGCCGTAACTGGTGGTAAGACTGGCGGTATCCTCGACGTTTCTGCTAATGCAATGGGTAATATAAGTGACTCAGCTGACGACGCTGACAACACTGATCCTACAGGTGCAGAATTAACAGCTGCTCTTTTCACTGCTGCTCAGAAGCTTGACGAAAATGACGTTCCTAGCGACGGTCGTTTCTGCGTTCTTCGTCCACAAGAGTACTACAAGTTAATCACTGGTGGTGCAGGTGCGTTGGCTATCTCTACTTCCGCTGTCAACAAAGACGTCGGAGGTGTAGGAAGCATCGCTTCAGGATCGATCCCTCAAATCGCAGGTATCACAATCTACAAATCCAACCACATCCCATCGACTGACTTGTCTGCTGACGCTACCGGTGACGGAGAAGCTGCTAACGACGTGTTCGGTGGTAGCGGAGTAGGATACAACGGAAACTTTACTAACACGCTTGGTATCGTTTCTCATTCTGCTGCTGTTGGAACTGTTAAACTGCTCGACTTGGCTACTGAATCTGAGTACCAAATCGAACGTCAAGGTACACTTTTTGTTGCGAAGTATGCTATGGGTCACGGAGTTCTCCGTCCTGAGTGTGCTATCGAACTTCAGAAGTAACCACTCTCTCGGTGTTGGGAGGTCTGTGATTCGTTCCGCTCCCTTCTACCGAACTTTTTATTACTATGGCTCTGACAACTAAACTTAACGCAGTAAACACGATGATTAGCGTCATCGGAGAAGCACCCGTCAATTCACTAGGAGGTACAGCTGTACCAGTTACCGTTGTTCAGGCAGAGAATACCCTAGACGAAACAAGCAGAGCCGTACAGTCAGAGGGTTGGCACTTTAATACGGAGCACGAATACGTCCTTACCCCCAACACTTTTGACAGCAAGATCATGCTTCCCAATAATACGTTACGTATTGATCTTGACCCACAAATTTATACAGACAACGACCCAGTACAACGTGGATTAAAACTATACGATAGGAAGAATCACACCGACGTCTGGTCAAAGGAGGTTAAAGCCTCCATAACTTTTGAGTTACCGTTCGAAGAATTACCCGAACAGTTCCGACACTACATCACCGTTAAAGCAGCCCGCATCTTCGCTAATCGTTTCCTTGGTAGTCGTGAGATAGAAGGCTTTGCCACACGTGACGAGATAGAAGCGAAGGCCCGTGCTATAGATGCAGACAGTGAAGCAGCTGACAGAACGATCTTTGACGATTACAGCGTGTTACGAGTGCTAGATAGATAATGCCGTTATTAGTTAACAGCGTACCTAATCTAGCTCAGGGCGTATCACAACAACCAGACAATCTTAGGTATCCCGGTCAGTGTGACGAGCAGATAAATGCTTGGGCTACTGTTGTTGAAGGGTTGGTAAAACGACCACACACAAGCTACATAAAGAATGTAGGCAGCAGTCAACCATCCAATCTATTCACACACTTTGTTAAACGGGACGAGACGAACAAGTACGTTATATCTGTATCTTTAGGAGGAGTGTCTGCTCACAACCTATCTCTTGGTACATCCTATAATGTAGCTGTAACATCCATAGCTTCTTCATATTTAAGTTTAGGCGGCAGTGTGACGAATCCTCTTAAAGATATTAGAGCGTTAACAGTAGCGGATTATACGTTTATTGTTAATAAAAAAGTAGAGGTAGAAAAAAGCCGTAACAATTCTTTAAGTAATGTCCCTCCACCTGAAGCTCTAATTGCTGTTAAGTTAGGAGACTACGATAAAGCTTACAGTATTTTTATTGACGACCAGCTTGTTATGCCGGGTGGTACAAAGGTGGATGGAGGTAGCATAGCTAACAGTGAGCACGACTATACCCACACTAATGAAGTTCCTTCCACTTACATAAGCGGGAGAGCAGGTCACAGTGACGGTAAGTACGCAGACACAAACTATATAGCAGCGGATTTAGCGTCGTGTATATCAGCACAACACGCAACAAGCAGGGTATCTATTGATGATATTACGATAACAAACGGTGGTAGTGGTTGGTTAAAGAATCTTTATATTAATAGGACTAAAAACGTAACTAGGCTTTTTTATAGTGAATCACAAACATATAGAGAAGCTATACCCGAAAGTGTTCCGAAGAAGTTAACTTTTTCTGTTCTACAAACAACAGCTGGTGTAGATAATCGTTCAGCTAAGGGTTACTGTAAAGTATCCAACGGGG